ATCTTATTAAACCGTTCCCTCTGCCTGATCTCCCTAGCTATTTCAACTGCTTGTTCTAATTCTGCTCTGCTATGTCCCATCTCAATATCTTTGTTTAGATACTTCAACCCCGCTTCTGACTAGCTTTGATTGCCCTCATTTGTTTTAATGCCCTCTCTCTGGTAGGATAGCACTTGCCGGACTTGCCCCACTTCCAGCCCTTTTTACCGCTCTTTAGATTGCATCTTTGTATTGGCATTATTTCTTTTTCTTCTTATATCTTGCTGGTCTTGGTATATAACTAAATAAGTTTGAGGTTTGAGGCCATATCTGAAGTATATTTTCGTTAAATCCACCCCCAACATTAGCCGGTCCTAAAATTCCAGCAGTACCCCTTGTTATTGGCAAAACTGTAGATATAGACCTATTAGTTCTTCTGGGTAAAATTTCTAAGTTCCAAGGAACATGGAGGCCACTAGCTATTTGTCGAGCGCCCTTTTTCCTACTCTCTGTTGCCTCAAGTGGAACTATATGATTAACTTCCCATTTTCCCGGCATAGATGCAGCCGCTTGGTACATTTTATTAATTTGATTCATCATTACAGGATTATTTAAAGCCCATAATGGGGTAGCTCTTTTTACGGTTGCCCTATATTTTGCTGTTCGAGCTGCAAAATCTGGTTTATTTCTTTCAAAGTATCTTTGCTGAACCTCTCTATGAGGCCCAGCAACATAAGACGCTATAGTTTTCTTGCCCTTTTTACTTTCTCTATATTTTTTTTGCGTTTTCTTATAAGCTGGACTTTCTCTCCACCTACGATTTTTAGCTCTTTCCCTGCGGGTTTCCTCATTACCCTCTAACGACATTCCTCTACTTCTAAGAAATTTATCTATTTCCTTTATGGAATCTTTTGCCACATCAGTTCACCAGATCAGGTATTTCCGATATGGAGCTAGACCCTGTTAGAGCCTCCAGTTCTCTCTTGAGTTCATCAGTAGATGCAGTCTCCACATGGGAAATTTCTGTTTTGACCTTCTCGGTCGGTTTAAGGCCAGCCCTGTCCAGTATATCCTTTACTGCTCCAAGTCGCACAGACTCGCTCTCAGCGCCTTCTGAGAGGGTTTTAAGCTGGGTTAAGGCACCGGGGACGCAATCCATTATCATCTTCTTGGTGCGCTCCTCAATCTGAGTCTCGAACTGGTTCTTTAGCTCATGGCCTCGTTGCTTGGGATGGGCATAGCCAGCAGTAGCCGCAGCTTTAGCGGCATTGCCGTGTAGGCAATACTGCTCGATAAATGTTTCTTGTTTAGCTGTTCTCATGTCCAAGGAACCTCTTCTTCTTCTGTAACCTTCTCAGCCACCGCTCTTATATCCGGCAAATCTTGGAAGTCCCGTAAATAATCATTTATTTCATTTGTATATTTGTTAGCTAACATTGCAATAATACCGGGAACTTTCGGATTCTCTTCGTCTGTTTTAGGTATCAATCCGATATTCATACCAATTTGTGTACCAACATATGGAGCCGCAGTGCTAGGGGGCCAGCCGGATAAATTTGGAGCTAAGGTTTGTAATAGACCCGTCATTGTTTTAGTGGGGTCTTCTACATTATACCCCTGCTTCATAGCATCCATAGCTATTTTATTTAAACCAGTATATCCCGTATAACCCTCTAAAATAGCGGCATTCTTATCTCTTTTTGCGCCGTATCCCCAACCCGGTCCTGCTCGGACAGGCGTTATGCCGGTGCTACCATATAACCTCGCCCGTATCTCATCTAAATTCATTACACCAGTAATCCCATAGGCTGCTTCATAGGAGGTCTATCAGGACCAACATTCTGACCCATACCGGGTCTAGAACCCATAGGAACACCACCCCTCCTGAGTTCATCTATTCTATTGTCAATCTCCCTTCTGAGAAATTCCAATTCCATTATTTCGGCATCAGGTGCTAGTTCTCTTCCCATGATATTATCCGTATTAAGAAAGCTGTAAATCCCTTAACTCTTCCATAAGCCCCGCAACTTTATTATAATTACCGAGGCCTTGGAAAAGCGCTATTTGCTGCCTCAACCATTCCCTTCTTCGCATATTAGTCTCATTAACCTCTACCCTATTAGCATCACTTCTCGGTATAGGGCGACCCGCGGGAATACTCCCCAGCATAACAACATCCCCAGCAGGTCTATCATCTGTAATCCAATTTCCCTGCTCATCTTTCTTAAAACCACCTGCTTGTGCGGGATCAAGATTTTCTGTCATATATCTCCCACCAACCAATTTAGCGGCAAGGGTTCCAATATTTACCGGACCAGAAGAACCAAAACCTAAAGTATTTTTTAATATAGAGCCAAAATCAATCCCAGAACCGGCACTAGAGAAGTCTACAACAGCATTGTCTCCAACATTAACTGTTGCGTATTTATCCCAATCATCAAATTCATCTGCCCACGCCATTAGAACGGCTCTTCTTCAAGCTGTGCGCCTAGTGATCCACCACGGACAGCGGGATAGGAAGCAGTTTCCGCTCCTCTCTTCCACATCCATCCATAGTCTGCTGAATCCATCATGGCGTTGATCTCGTCTATAATTAGTTCGTGTCTCTTCTCACCCTTTTTCATCTTAGGTAGAAGCTGGCCTACGGGGACTACTTTAAAAGGAACATCACCAGCCTTGGCTACTTTAGGTATTGACATATTAGTTATGTCTATAACAACGGGGATTTTCTTACTACCGAACTCCAGAACCCTATCTACGAATTCTGAGCCACTACCCTGCCGATACTGATCCGTATTCCATTGTACACCCTTTCCTGTGGCCTTGTCAAATACCCTAGTGTGATTCATGTGGGCCAAGAGTCGGTCAGGGGTCAACGAGGAATGTGGACCTACGCTGATATAGTTATCTGTTTCTACAATACGCTTTGCTGCTAGATCAACGTCAAGGTTAGCAGTCCTTCCGCCCCTAGTATTGATATCCCGCATTTCCTGCAATAGCAGTTCTTTTGTTATCACTGAATCCGGGTTTCTTGTCCAGATAGACTCCCATGCCCTGTCCACCATTTTAAGCGGATTTATCTGGATACCATCTTTTAGCTTAGATGCAGCCGCTGAAGCCCTGACTGCGTGTCCACTGGCTGGCATTAGTGGTTTGGTTACCCATAATGACTCCCTTCCGTCCTTTGTATGCGTCTTTAATCTGGGTATAATATGATCCAGCATTTCCGTAGGAAGCGTGGATTGGGTCAAATCAGACAGTATTTGAGGCTGATTCACTATATCCATATAGCCACCCTCAAAGGATGTGGGGAATATATGGCCTTCTAAAGCAGCTTCAAGATTCTTTATAATAGGACTTGTGGGGTCAGTAGACTTAATATTGAGTATTGCCTTAGCAGCCTCATTCAAATACTCGTTATAAGCCCTATTCCACTCCTTACTGCCACTTGTCTCTTTAGCCATAACCCCTTCAAGGCGCTTAAACTCCTTAGCTATAAGGGGTTTTATATTAAACACCTCAGATAGATAAGCATTCTTTGGGTTAAGGTTAAGAAACTTTGATACTATAGCCTCTGGGACCATCTTGGCTAACTGGAATTTTTTACCACCTCTGTACCAAGGGAGTGATAGACCACTCTGTCCAGCCCTTTGCATTCTGGTTAGATAGATATCAGAACCCATTACACGGTTTAAACCACCCTTACTAAGGTTCTGAAGCCCTCTAATCCCTTTAAACGGGTTAATCAGGTTAAGGTAACCATATGTGATCTGTTCGCCAGCATGGGCTGTTTTAGGCCAATCAAAAGGAACCCAATCTGTTAAATAGGATGGAACTCCAGCAGCCCATCTAATCCCTTTATCTATTGCACCGGCTACAGGCATTAGCATTTCAGCAGCAGCCTTACCCTCTTCAGTTCTTGGGACATATCCAGACTCAGCAGCTTTCATAAAGCCGTATCCGTCTGACTGCTCAAGTCCATACTTCTCAGCCATTTCTTTTCCGGTAGGCCTTCCGCTTGCCATGGCCCAAAGCTCCCAAGGAATCCCTCTAACGCCAGCGGCAAGACCAGAACCCATTGCCATCAGAACTTCCATAAAACCCAATGCAGCAGCACCCTGAGCCTGTAGAGCCTTCTCTCTAGGCGCTATATAGGTTTCAGCTATCTGATTGAGTATATCCTGTTTTTCGTCATCTGTCATTGTAAAAAGTAAAAGTCAGCCCAGATAGCAGTCCCGAATATGGAACCGAGTATCGCAACTATCATAAGGAATGGGAATATATACTCCTTCATTTAAAGATGTACCATATCAACAAACTGGCAGCCGTGATGTCCACGCATATGGACCACACTATGTAACTCCTCAATAACCACTTAGTCAATCTGGAAGCTAGAACCGCATCCGCACGAACTGGACCCAGTAGGGGGCGTAAAATGGAATGAAGGTCTAAAAGGATCATCTATCCAATCCATCTTCGCATCACTCAAC